AGTTTGTCTTCATCTTCGTTATCCACGATGACAGGGTTAGCACCTTCTAGCTCTAGCACGTCTTGGGCTTTGAAGCCATAACGCACACCGCCATTGGTTTCTTCAGAGTCCCGTGCAGTTCGGAATTGATACGCCGTGGGTTGCAGTGCTTTGACAAATTCAAGTCCGTGGGGAACAGGTGCGAAATTAATCTTGTCCCGCGCATCTGACACCACCGTCCATGCCACTTGAATGTAGGCATTGGTGACACCCGTAGAGCCCATGCAGAAACGATTGTCGTGGGTCGTTGGGTTAAAGACTGGGGCGTTACTATTTGATGAATTGCGTGGGTTTAATGCTGTGTTTCCGCTGCCTGTGGTGTTGTCCAAGAGTGCGCTCGTCCCAATAGCTGTGTTGCTAGAGCCTGTGGTGTTGCTGTTGAGTGCTTGAAGCCCGCTAGCTGTGTTGTTAGAGCCTGTGGTGTTGCTCGTGAGTGCAGTCCGCCCGATAGCTGTGTTTCCGCTGCCTGTGGTGTTTTCATTCAAAGCACTCGAACCCACTGCGGTATTCGTCGCTATTGCACCTGCACCTTTGCCCACTGTTAAGCCTGACAGGGTTGCGTCGGTTGTGGATGAGATAGCTCCGGTTACTGCCAACGCCCCAGAGTTCACAGCAGCCAGCGTAGAGGTTCCTGTAACACCTAAAGTACCACCCACAGTTGCATTACCAACCACTGCAATAGTAGAGGGGTTTGTACCTACTTCAACAACAACACCCCCGTTGTTCTCGGTAAAAAGTCTCTTGTCTGTAACGTTAACAGCCAACTCGCCTTGAACCAATTGCCCTGATGTAGGGATGGCGGAAGCTGTAATGCTGTTCTTAGTGATTATAGTATTTGCCATAAGATTTCCTTAGAATGTTCCACCGTTGATGGTGTCGGTTTCAGTTAAGTAGGTTGCGAGTGTTGCTTGTAAGTTAGAGTAGGTAGTAGCTGCATTAGTAGCTGATGTCGATGCCGCTGAAGCTGAACTGGCAGAAGCAGTGGCGCTGTTGGCGCTGTTGGTTGCTGAAGTAGAGGCATCGGAGGCACTAGAGGCAGAAGCGGTCGCACTGTTACCTGCATTGGTGTTAGAGGTCGCTGCGGCTGTCGCACTAGAGGTTGCATTGGTAGCCTGTGTAGTTGCTGTAGAAGCCGATGTAGAGGCCGCTGAAGCTGATGTAGAGGCACTAGAGGCTGATGTAGAGGCACCTGAAGCTGATGTAGATGCGTTAGTCTCAGAGGTGGCTGCATTAGTAGCTGACGTTGCACCCGCTGTAGCTGAACTAGCCGAGTTAGTCGCTGAAGTCGATGCTGCTGAAGCTGAACCAGCAGAAGCCGTAGCAGATGAAGCTGCATTAGTTTCTGACGTACCCGATGCTGTTTCAGATGCACTAGCTGCTGTAGCTGAGGTTGAAGCTCCTGACGCGCTTGTAGCTGCATTGGTAGCAGAGGTAGCGGCATTGGTTTCAGACGTAGCAGAGGCCGTCTCAGAGGCTCCTGCATTGGTTTCTGATGTAGCCGATGCTGTCGCTGATGCCGTTGCACTAGTGGCGCTGTTGGCGCTGTTGGTTGCCGCCGTCTCCGCTGCTGTAACATACCCAGAAACATCTGCTACACTATCTACTAACGCTTGTACTTCATTTTTGTTAGTTAATGCTGAAGTCGCAGATGAACTCGCACTAGAAGCTGAGGTTGCTGCATTGGTTGCTGATACTGCTGCCTCTGATGCTTTAGTAGCGGCGTTAACTGCTGAAGCCGCTGCCGCTATCTGAGCCTCTGTTACTTGAGATACGGAGGCATCATTGATGGCATCCCCTGCACCCCCTACTCCACGATAATATGCCATATAATCTCCTTGTTTCTTTATTACCCTTAACAAGATAATAAAGAAAGGGGACTCCCTAAAGAATCCCCAATCAATTACTTAAGCAGCTAGTGCAAAAGAAATAGCGGCTTCGTCACGCAACTCTTTCACGCCGTAAAGCATGTCAGAAGTGAACAATGTACCCAAGTACTCTTGCTTGTACTGAGTCTGGCTACGCACGCCTTGTTGCTCAGCCAATACAAAGGCTTCTTTATGGAACATCAAACCAATACGGCTAGTAGCAGTCGTAGCGGTGTCAGCGTTGGTAGACACATAAACGGTCATGCCGTATACGTCACCAATCTTACCGTTACGGATGCTGTTAGCGCTACCAACTTCACCAGTAAAGGCTTGCTCAGTGAAACGAGCCAAACCCATCATAGTGTTACGGGCAACAGGTGGCAACATCATGCAACGACCGTCCATTGGTACATCAGCATCGTCCAATGTCTGAATCATCTTGCGAATACCAGCATCAGTGATTGCGTTACCAACGTTAGTACCGTCAACGTATGCAGTTGTACCGTCGCCAGCCAACACAGCGCCAGTGTAAGCGGCAGTACCACTACCACCAGCAGCATTACGACCCAATTGAACCAAATCGGTATCAACTTGTTTAGCCAAAGCGTAACCAGCATCACCGGTGTAGAACTTACGCATTGAAGACAAGGCTTGCACTTCCGTGATGTCCTCGATCAAACGTGAGTACTCGTAGTGCTTGTTAACCAAAACTTGCACTTCTGTCTCAGTAGCAGCAATCAAGACAACAGCGGTAGAAGCGGCTTTTACAGAAGCAGAACCACGGGTTGGCTTAGGAATGTGCAATGTGTCGCCTTTTTTGCCCTTAAAGGACATCTTGGAGACAAAGGTTAGCCATGACTAGGTTTTGCTTGTATGCAGCAATGAATTTCGTCAGACCAGATTTCAGGGATAAACACAGCGCCAGTAGCGTTGGTTACCATAGGGGTAGGATATGCCATTATATATTATCTTTCAGAATGATTATTTAACTCTACCTTCAGCGTATGCCTTCATTATTTCAGGGGCTAGCTCTTGGTAGCGGTCAGGATTAAAACGCATGAGTTCGATGATGTCGGCTCGGCGGTACATTTTCTTGCTAGCTGTTTCGCCAGACCCTTTGGTTGAACCCATTGAGGCTGATTTAACGGCTTGTTTTCGCTCTACTCTTTCTACTACATTTGTCTGAGTGACTACTTGGTTTCTTTCTTTCCAAGTAGATAACAACTCATCAGCTGCATCAAAATCGTAGTTACTGTCAGCCCGTCCGAATAACTCTTTGCGAACCTTACTCTTGTTAATCCATTCAACGAAGTTGCCATCTTGGATGATTTCGGTATAGTCTGGATGTGAAGTTTTAAGGTTATCTAATATCTTAGCTTGTTTCATCTGCACTGACATTTGTTCAGCTTGACGTACAGTAGGATGATTAGATATAGCTTTAGCAATTGCTCGATCGGGGTCAGAGAAGAAGTCTACCTCTTCGTCTACATCTGGGGCTTGTTGTTTTTGTGAGACGGTTTGAGTACGCACGAAGTCGTCTACAATCTTTCGAAGTTCCCCGACTTCACTACCTTGCTTGCCCATAGCTTTCTCAGCTTCTTGGTGCATACGAACAATGTCTTTAACACTCTTGTTCTTATACTTTTCAGGTTATTTCGTCTTCGTTAGAATTAAGGGTTGGCTCAGGAGCTTCCTCTAATCCATCGTCAATAGATGAATATTCTTCTTCGTCAGGTTCTAGGGGTTCGTCACCCTCGTCTATAAATGTTGCCATATAACTCCGTGCTTAATAAGCATTGTGGAAAATAACTATGTGCTTATGGTTTAACCGGCACTCTTTTGTTCTGCTTTAATCTTCTCATTTCGCTTTCGTTCCCATTGCATCGCTGCTCCGGGAAAGTCGCCGGTCACGCCCTCAAGTTTGACCATTGGTTTGCTAATAATACGAATAGCAGATTGACCACATACCTTACAAATACTTGTCCGAAAGTCGGAGTCAATGTAAGATTCTGTAATGTGGTCGTCGGCGCAGATAAACTCGTAAATCCGTTTAGTCATCAGAATCCTTCATAAAATCATCGTAGCTGTTTTTAATCGATGATTCATATTGTAGAATACGTGTTACGGCTTCGAGTTGTCCTCGCCTATGCCAAAACTGTTTCTCATCTGGAATGGTTGTTATATCCTGAAGCATTTCCATATTATCGGAAAGGTCTTCTACATATTGCTTCCATCCTACAGTAGCAAACAGGTCTAGCAAATTCTCATAATAATCTTGGAGGTCTTTTTCGGTATCATCCATCTCTTTTCCCTTTCGTTGTTAGGAGAGATGTTGTTATTATACCACACTTTTACTAAAATGTCAAGTGTTATTTGTAATTAGTTGGGGGTTTCAGACACACTACCCCCGGAGTGCTAACGGCCCTAAGGCTATCTTATTTACATCTCGGAATCAGCCATTGTGCTTCCGTCAGGCATTGTATGTCTACCTGATTTAGATTTACTCTTCATTTGCATTGTTGCAATTCTTTCATTACTTACAATGTCTTTCTCTTTTAACATTAACTCTGCAATCTTAGCTCTCTTTGCAAACTCAGCGTCATCTCCATCACCTGCTTGTAAGTTAGTTGAGAGTGCCGCCGCCAACTTAGCTTGAGCCAGTTGAGGAGCTAATTGAGTATTAACTTGTGTCTCTTGCGCCTCTGCACCATACTTAGCTGCTTGAGCTTGAACCAATTGCAACTGAGCTTGAGCTGTCTCCATTTGAACCTGCATCTGAGCTTGTTGTGCTTGCTGTGCTTCTGGGTTAGGTTCTGAGGCTTTCTTCATCTCAGCCATAATCTCTTCACGGTTAGATAGACCCATATTGTCAATTACTGCTGAAACTAACATTGGGTACATTGGGCTGTCTTGACCTAATGTCTGTAACAACTGAACAAGTTGAGTTACTTCATACTCACGAGCAATAACACCCAATGAAGATGAGGGGACAAACTTGTAATCAGATACAGGGTAATTATCAGGGTCAAACTGCATGTAACGCCATGCTGTCTTCTCGATCATAGGGATTAAGAAGCTCTCTTGGAAGTTAATTAAAGTGCGCTTGTGACGCTTAATAATCGCTCCCATAGACATTGACACAGCACCCGCAGCGGCATCACCATTAATAGTGCCGGGGATACCAGCAGCGTCAATAGCGCCTGTAGCCATTTGAACCATCTTTTGCAACTCAGCCGCTTGAGCAAATGTTACTTGGTCTAAGTTGCCAAACTTGAATGGTTGTAGGATTTCAGAGGGGTTGCCGTTAGTAAGGATTGTCTTACCCGGACGAATCTCCATTTTAGCACCCCTAGGCATGCGCGTAGCGTCCATAGCCATCATAGGGTGTACGGTAAGCGCCAAAGCATCGATACGGGCGCGTAGCTCGGCATCTAAGGCTTTCTGGCTGTTGTAGCCCTTCTCACAGATGCCACGACCCCAAAAACGACTAGGCACTACATCCCAAGGGAACGACACAATAGGTCGGTCTTGCATCATGTAGGGGTTTTCTTCTATCTTTAGCAGTTGACCGCCATTAGCGATAACCATGATAACCTCTACGTAACCTTCTTCGTCTTCTTCGTCTTCGTCTTCAGAATCTAGCTCTGTAGACAATTCACCTTCGTCATCTTCACGCATAGCTGTGTTAAACAGGTGACGGGGCACTAAACCGTAGTATTTAGTAAGTCGAACCCTATCTTCATCAAATGTAGTTAGGTGTTTATCAGCTTCTAAATCTGTATCATTGGAAGCATCTTCAATATCAACATCTCGGTAGATGCCATTTTGAATTGCAATCTCAACTTGGTGTTTAGGTACAAATTCGTCAATTGCAACGCCTAAAGCCTCTTCTAAAGAGGTGGCAACAGGGTCAATTAGGAAGTTTTGCGGTAGGATAGGGCGAAGTTTAACAACAACGCGGTCTTTAATGGTAACTCCCACCGCTTTCATCGCCCCATCCATCACTGGTTGTGACGCTGGCTTCATTTCCTTCACTTCTTCAATCACTAACTCACCAATA